TCCAATTATTAATAGCAGCCCATTTCTATAAAGCTGCACCGGAGATCCACCTTCCCACTCCCATCTTTTCAATGCTTCGTTAAAGTATAAGCGAGCATATGTAAACTGTGGACCGGTTTTTTCTGTAACCCTACAACAGTAGTATCCATTATTAGGTGGAAATTCTTCGTCCCATTCAGGGCCTGTCCTTTCTTCCAGCTTCTTTTTAAGATCTACAATCTCTAGTGTTCTACTGTTGGCCAATTGAGTTTGATTGAAAATTTCTTTATCGCAGAAATCTTTCAATGCCTGTATTTCGGCATCTTTGGCGGTTATAATGCGAGCATAGTCATATATAGCTTCCTGTGCGGCATCCAAAGTATTTTCTTGGCCTTTTTTGGCAGCTTTAAGCAGAGTTAGCTTTGCATTGCTCTTACGCTTCTCCGCTGCTATTACTTCCTGTATAGCAGGTAGGAGTGATGCCCAAGCGTCATCATATGTTAAATATTGAGCCCCGTTTTCGGCCTTTAGAATGGATATAAATTTCTCTTTCAGCTCCTCTGTGATTGCCTCTGGAAAATCAGGCAATTTGAATTGAGAGGCGTATTCCTCCATTGCTTTAATCATCGCGGCATGCTGGCCCATTGTATCAGGATCGCCAGCATAATACATCTCCTCTAGTATTTCTTCTGCTGTTTTCATTTAAGCCTCCTTTTGGTTTATAAATTATGTTGGTAATCCTTTGTATCGTGTTGATCGAGTTGCTTATTCAGGAAGTCAATATCCGCTTTCAGCTTGGCTATCTCTTCTTCCTTCGCGGCCACTTGTTATGCGGCGTAGCGTACGGCTGCTTCTATTGCTATTTTGGGCCTTACAACATTGCCGATGAATGGATTTTCAAATCCCATTTCCTCAGCTACTTCGACAATAAAATCCTGTGGCGTCTTCTTCACCTTCTCAGGTGGTAGTGTTGTGTTGCTCATTTAAACACATATTTTACTTTGATGACAAGATTATGAGACAATGCCCCGTGGTGTCTGCGAAGAATACCAGAATTAGCAACCTTATATGCCTTTATCATTCGGCGCATTCTGGATAAAAAACCATTACACCCGTCACCAGGACTAAGAGGAAAAGAAATGGCTTCAAAACTTTTACCGGTAACCGGGCAATAAAGAAAAGTGTTTACTCTCTTTATGTTCCTGATTAGCTTTTGCCGCTGTTTACTTTCCATCCTGCACCTCCTTTTGTTTGTTGTACCACTCTATGAAGGCAAGTACACCGTTATATACAGCATCTATTGTGTTTTTCCAGTATGGAGCGCATGCAAACTGTACTCCATCTTTAAGAAAGCGGATAGATACATCTATTGGTGTAATATCAATATCCACTCTAAATACTAAAGACCGTATCTTCTCAACTACTGGCATAAGCCAACTCCAATTTGAATGATACTCTGTCTCTTCAATTGAGAAATGGAACTGCTCTTCTTTATTAAAAAATGTATCAAAGCTTTGCGTGCATCCCATGAACTCGGCTATTAGCCGGTTGCTTTCTGTATTACTCATGTGTCCGGTATTTATCGTTGAAGTTTTTGAATGCTCTGTATCTCGTCTGCTCTGGCTTCTTATTCCTGCGGAACAGCCGGCGCAGGAAAGCGATTAACTGTTTCATGCGATCGATAGTTTTTGCTCTATTGATAATGCGGATTCAAGGATCTTTACCCGTTCTTTAAGGTTTTCGTTTTCCTCCTTAAGGCGCCTCACAGAGTGCTTTAATTCAGCGTATTTTCGGAACAGCTCAGCACTGATAGCGCTTTCTGTTTTATCCTCTATGTCTATTTGCTTTACTGATTCTCTGATATGCTTATAGTTCTGAAGGGATACATAGTCGGTTTCTATCCTGTTTTCAACACTTTCGCATCCATGTATTACGGTAGCGTGATTATACTTAAAGAATCGTCCTATTTCAGACCACCCGACATTCAAAATCTTCTTCATGATGTACATTGCCAAGTGTCTTTGTTCTGAAGTTTTCCTGGTGTGAGTCATGATGTCGATATAGTCCACGCCGGTTTGCTGAGCTACGATTTCAACCACTTTTATCTTTACCTCTTCGTTCATATGATTTCAGTTGGGGGATGTTGTTATATAAAGGACACGTATACTCCACATGTCATATGAAACCTCATCTTTTCAAAGCGCTCATTAAGCGCACAGGCTAATGCTTCAAATGGTGTCGGGTTCTCCCTAAAAACATCTTGCACATCATCCATCAGTTGGCCATCTTCATCACCATAATCTTGCTGACATTCAGCAAGACTTTCAATTGCTTCTGCTATATCCTGTGGAGATACCTGAAAACATACGGTTTCATTGCCGCACAGTTCGTAAACACCATTTTTAAACTCAGATATGTTTTCTTCCGTCACGTCTGCAAGATTTTGAATCTGGTTATCGTATTTTTTAATGAAATATTTATACCCTAATTCTTTAGCAACTGCATATGTTATTGTTTTGCCTTTCATATCTTATACTTTTTAATAATTTGTTCCAGTTCTTCCCGTGACCACTTCTTCAGCCTGGTCAGATTAGCCCTGCGGCGGAGTTCTTCGTAAGCATCGATTCCATACCGATCTATCAAGCCCTTTGCGTAGCCGGCTGCATTACCGTGTTCATGCCGGTTGTCAGCAATCGACTGGCCATTGACATTTATTTCATCGAACCGTACGCCGGAGAATTGTTTTACTGAATAGTAGTGTCCAGCCTCTTCCGATTTGCCACCTCCGGAGATACAGGGGAGGGTTTTATCTCTTTCCCTGATCCATTTATTGAAAACCATTTGCGCTAACTGTAATAGCTCTGGAATAGGCATTTCAGGTCTTACCTTCTGGCTTACAGTTTTCTTTTTCAACGGACACTTTTTCAGTTGGTGTACTTTCTTCACCACTTCAGGCTTTGGCATTCCCTGTGCCCAGCTCTGGCGCTGTTGGAAGTAGGTCATAAACCATGTTTTTTTAAGAGGGTTCTGAAAGCGAGTTCTGCTGTTTGCTCAACCACTGAGTTGCCAGCGGCACGAAGAAGGTCTTCTCTAAAGTTGTACCCATCAACTGTAATACCCAGGCCGGGTTCAATTGTGTGCGGCGCTTCCCAGTCGTATTGCTGTTCTCCTGGTCTTGCTGGCCATAGATCGCCTGGACCACCAGGTCCAGGCGATCTATGCTTCTCTCTTTCCCATCCTTGCGAATTAATGCTCCCTCCGATGATCCCTTGTACATTGTCGCTACTGGGGTACACCATTTCAGAACCTGATCCTCCAGTCTGCTCTTCTCTGGAGCTTCCGTATTGCCTATCATCTGATTTGTTGCTACTCGTGGAGTCCCCCAATTCTGGACCTGAGTAGCTAACTCCTGTGTTACTCTCTTCTGCCTGCTTTCCATCGTTCCGCTGTTGCGGCTGTCCTGAACTAACGGGGTGTGCCACATATGAACTTGTTGATCCAGACCGTACTGGGCTAATCGTCCTGTCTGCTTGTCGTACATCCGACTGCCCGCTTCCCCATCTAGGCGATCTGGATTGATTCCTGGCGCTTGCGCCGTGGGTGTACGCCAAGCAGTCTTTTCTAATTGCGAGGATGAATAGCCGTTCTCTCTGATGTGGCGCGCCAACTTCCTCCGCTGTAAAGATTCCCGCCTCAACTGCATAGTCCATTCCTGAAAGACTTTGATAAACCTGATCGAATCCAAGGGTAAGGTGTCCGCTGACGTTTTCAAAGAATCCCCAAATAGGTCCGATTGTGCGAATGATCCCCTCAACATACGGCCAAAGGTGTCTTGGGTCTTCTGTGCCTCTTCGTTCTCCTGCGGTGCTAAATGGTTGGCACGGGTATCCGCCAATGATTCCGTCCACGCAATTACAAAACGGCTCTGCATCGAAGGTTTTAATATTCGCCCAGATAGGTGCTGCATCCACCATACCCGCTTCCATGCCAGCCAGAAGGTTTTCGATGATAAAGGCTTCGATTTCCACATAAGCAGCGGCTCTGATTGAGCCAATCGCTCGTTCAATTCCTCTTTCGATGCCGCGTATTCCGGTGCATATTGAAAGCAGCCGGGGAGATTTGAAGGGATTATCCACATAAGTCATTCTTCTGTTTTTACGAATAAGTGTTCAATGTTTTGTTTCTTAGCCTGCTGGTAGAGGTAACGTACTGCCATCTTCTTAGCCAAGTAAATAACCTCATTGCCCTGTTTGGCATTTATAGCCTCAATTTTGGCTTGTAATTCTCTAACTGATACTTTATTGCCACAAAGCTCTTCCCTCGTTATTTGGCCAACGTATTTAGCTCGTAGATGCGTTTCTGCTGAGTTGACCGCGTTGGTATAGAAATCTTCTGCCATCATTTCGCATCTTACAAATTCATCATACATCTGCCACGGCCACAAGGAAAGGTTATAGGTGCCGGTTAAGAATTGCTGGTAGTAGTATTCGCACATTTCTTTCCAGTCGGCAGCCGGACCGGGCAAAGACGGCAAATCAACCCTTTGTTTCTCGGTCATCTCCCTAACGGATGCCCGGCGGTGCAGGTAGGGGATTAATACCTTATCAAGCAGGTTAAGGTTGAATACCTTACCCCAATCCTCTATTGTAGTGCCGCCAGAACGAAAAGCAAATTCTATCTCCTGTGCGTTAAGGCTACCGTAATCTTCCAGTAGTTTCTTTTCAAACTGGCTGTAAAGGGCCTGTTTGTGAAATTCATCGGCAGGCATTTGCCAACCAGTGATTACATGAATGTTGAAAAGAACCTGCTTCATCTTCCTGGTTACATCTACTGCCGGCAGCTGCGAAAAGGCCCTTTCGATGAATTGCAGCGTATTAACCGCTTCTTCCTCTTTCGTCAGTAATACCGTAGTCTGCTTTGAGGTCGTCAAGGATACTGAGTGCCCCTGCGCTTTTTCCGGCATTCTGCTTAGTTCGTCCCGTAGATTCGTTTCCATTTTGAATCATGAATTTTAGCGAGTTCAAAAAATGACTTTTGCAGTCTGAGAAATCCTTATACACTTTTTCGCCGAAATGCTGAATTTTGAAAGCGCGCCATAGTTCCCGTATCCGATTGCCGGTAATTGCTTTAGCTTGGCAGGTGATGATTGCGTACTGCACGAATCCACCGACGTCGATTTCTGATAATTCCTGCTCCATATGCTCCGCTGTGTTGTAAAGGGGGGCGCGCGGAACCTGGGGATTTTCTTTTTCTTCTTCGGATTTTACCGAATCCGATTCTTCTTTTTTTTGCGCGGGCGAATCCTCTTCCACTCTCTTACTATTACTATACTCTACACTACTATACAGCGCGACCGATCCCCGAACGTTCGACGAGTCTTCGGCTACCGTTCGACGAACGTTCGTCGAATTTTCCTGTAACACAGACTGGATGCGATCTTTAGGTACCTTTGAGCCTTGCGGTTTATCAATTTTTTGGTGTGATTTGAATGTGCGATGAACATAATACTGTTCATTATTATAATCGAAGGATATTATGAATCTGGCTCTTTCTAATTCGTCCAGCCACTCTTCTATCTGGTCAATAGTTATATCTGTTCTCCTAGGAAAAACCTGAGATTTTATCAATATAGCGTCATGTTCAAATACGCCTTCGTCGTCACTAAAGCACCACAGTAAGATCCATAGCAGGTGAGACTGAAGCTGTATGTTTGCCAGCTGCTTGTCATTTACATGTGTCGGCTTTATCGTTCTTATTCTTGCCATATTCAACAGGGGGATTATATGCTTTAACTAACTTTTCTCACTGCCCATTTTTTACCGTCCGGCTGGTGGGCGTATTTACCGGGTCCGATTTTGCAGTAAATGTTTTTCGGCGGAATGCCCAAGAACGTAGCGGCCGCAGATGCCTTTTTGAACTTCAAGGCTTTCTTATTCCTCTCATCTACATCCTCGATACTCATGTCGTATATTTTAACAGGGTAGTCTTCCTGGTTGAATATTACATTATACATGACCTTCGTTTTTTGGTAAAGAATACTCCACCACGGCTACTTTTTCACCTGCTTCGTCGAAAACATTAATCCAGCGTTTTTTTACCGGAATATGGTGCAGGTTGATAAGATCACTTGCCCGGCTGTTCAGGTAACCGATTCTCAACTCAATACGAGCAGGGTGGAAGCAGTGTATTGTATTGCCTGCCGCCAGATAGTCATATAGTCGTTTGTTTTGACCCTTTAGCCTTTCGATGTTGACAGGCGATGCCGTGGTGAAGTCGTTCATATAGGTGGATTAAAAAACGGGGTTATGAAAATTCGACTCGTCTATCCTTACGAACAATTGTGGTTCTAAAGGGGAGCTTTTCTTTTGGTACCTGCTGAATCATGCTGATCAGCGCCGATGATCCGGTAAATATCACATGCTCTATTCCGTTTAACTCTATCTGCATGTGTAAGCAATTGCCGGCGTTAACCTTTGACTTTTCTACCTTAAAATCAACCACTCTTATTTCCAGGTTGATCACACGATCCAGTTTTATTTTGTCGCCCTTGAATCCTTTTGCGTCTGCTGTTATTCCTAAATCCTTGAAGTTGTTCATAGCTGCATAGTTTTTTAAGTAGGTGATTACAATTGGCATGTTTTGCCCACCCATAGTATGCGGCTACAGATTGTTTATTCGGGTTAGTCGCCATTTTGCGAGAAAATTTTTTCTTTATGCTCTTGCGCAGGCGAGTGTGGGTATGAAAAAAGACGTATCCAACGAAATCTATGCCTCTGCTTTCTACCGGGAATATCTGCCAGTTGCCTTTTACCTGTAGATTTAATTCTGTAGACAGGTAGATTGTGATTTCTTTCAGAAGGATATGAAGATCTTCTTTGGAGTCAGATAGAATAACCAAGTCGTCGGCGTAACGGAAGTAGTATTTGATACCCTTTACCTCTTTTAGCCAGTGGTCAAAATAGGTCAGGTAGAAGTTTGCCAGGTACTGACTCAGATAGTTGCCGATCGGTAACCCTTCGGCGCTGTCTATTATTTCATCCAGCAACCACAGCAGATCACGGTCCTTTATCTTACGCCTAAGCAAAGATTTAAGTATGTCGTGATCAACGGAGGGGTAGAACTTAGTAATATCCAGTTTCAAACAATACTTTGTTCCGGGGACATCTTTAAGTGCTGATTTTACGCCATTAGCAGCAGCATGAATACCCTTTCCCTTGATACAGCTATAGGTGTCAGCCGTGAAGACGGAAAGGAATATTGGCTCCAAAATATTCATTACTGCATGGTGCGTAATCCGGTCAGGAAAGTATGGAAGGCGAAATACAAGGCGTTCTTTTGGTTCATAAACCTTGAATGTGGTGTATGGAGATGTTTTATACGTCTTATTCACCAGCATATCGTGTAGGGCCTGTATATTCACTTCTTTGTTCCTATCATGGACCTTAACACCATATTGATATGCCTTCCTTTTCCTGGCTTTTTCATCAGCCAATTGAAGGTTTTCAATGGAACAAATGCTTTGATATAGATTATTTATCCGTTTCATACGCTTTGCTTTGGATCGGCTGCCTTTCTCTACCAGAACGGGATACTAAATAGCCTCTCAGAGTATCATTTTTTGCCAAGTGGCAAGGCCTGTGCAGGCAAAAAAATTAAGCATAGCTGGAGCCGACATTCGAGTTATCGTTATCGTAGTTCGATTCGTTGAACTGGAAACTGCTGGGGCTCTTCCTGCACACAACCTGTTATTTTACTTTATGAAAGCCTTCCACTGTTCTTCAAAGGTTTTCACCGAATGTTGTAGGCCCTTTTCTTCATGAAAGCTAAAGCCGGAGCCGACAACCGAGAGATCGCTAGCGCAGTGCGAAGCGTCGAACCGGAAACCGCCGGGGCTTTCTTTATACTCTTCCAGATCCCACCAGGCATATCTTTTGGGTTTACCATTGTTCCAGTCAAATGGCTTGTTGTCGTTGATAGCAGAGTTCACTAAGAGCAGACTCAAAGCTGCAGTAGCCTGCCCACGTAAATGTTCAGGGAATCCCGACAGATCAGGTATAACTGTTTCAGGATTAACGCCGTGAAACTCGGCTGCTTCTTGTACTGATGTTACTAATGGCATGATGTATTGTTTAAGCTGTTTTCAATTGTTTGTATACGTCGATGAACCTGGTTCCGGCACAGTCTGAATATTTTTCTTCGAAAAAGCAAAGGCCGGAGCCGACAAACGAGATAGCGCTATCGCAGCCCGAGTCGTGGAACCGGAAACCGCCGGATGTATCTACTATGTGCCATGGGAACCACTTCCTTTGATCCACATCAAATGCATTGATCTTTTTACCGCCGTTGAAGGCCAAGGCTATTTGTTTAGCCAACCGGAACCCTATTTCATCCTGTGGCAGATCCGCACAGGCTAAATAGAAGGCTTTTTCATCTACTCCGTTCTCTGCAAAAACATCACTTAATGTAAGCAGGCGATCACGAGGATCATCAGAGAAGGAGCCGGGCGGAAAAGACTTTACGAATATCTTTTTCATAGTATCCGAGGCGTTGGGATACTCCTGTCTGGCGGTAGCCAAGTCTAGTTGCAAGTTTGTTAGTGACATTTTTATTGTGTGTTTATTATTCAATAATCATTGCCTTTACATCGTTGTCGAAGGAGGCTATGTAGGGTTCGATTACTTGGTTGGATGGAAAAGGCGGAATGAAATACTTGCTGGCTTCCAATACGCGAGTCGTAAGGAAGTCCTTATCCTCTTGCGGAACCTCGAACCGAATTTTATTTAGGTTTTTGTAGTATCCGTTGTCTTTTAAGAAAGGCAATTCATTAGTTCCTGCGGACCAGATAAAGTATGCGGCAGGATTTCCGTCTACCATTGCTTTAATCTCTGGTATTTCCGATTCGTAAGGCACATATACTATCAACTCGGCATCGGGAACATCTTGTATGCAGGAATTGGAAACGAGTTGCCAGTAGAACTTTTCACCGTCTTTGTGCTTTTTGTGTTTAAGTCCGCGCGGGTCCGTATATCCGAAGCGGATTGCGTTCATCGCCGCCATTCCTGTTAGACCATCATACAGGGGTTGAACCAGCTGGCAGAATGATTTTAATGTGAAGGGGCATTTGAAATCGTACACCCCTCTTTTAGCTCCCTCTATTGTTCCGTCGTCGCTGCCAGCCCATCCTGATACAGTAGGGTGTAGTTTAGTGATATTGGAAGAAAAGGTGTACTCTGGTCCAAGTTTATCAAAAACATATGGCTCCAACACTTTCCCCCACACCATAGGTTTGGCGTTCTTTTCGTCGTCGATAGAACGCCCGAGTAGCCTCTCCATATTGATTTCTTCGATATAGGTGTAAAATGGATCACCAAATGACCCGGCCTTCGTGTCGCTAGTTGTAAGAGCAACTATTTCGCTACTGGTGGCGTTACCTATTCTTTCAATGTTCGTTGTCATGGCTACTTAGATTGAAGGAGTTTTAAAAGCTTGTTATAAGAGTTCACCTCTTTATTGTTGATAATGCGATCGGCGGAGGTTATTTCATCAGGCGTCAGCGCATCTTTCTTCAGATCGTAAAGAGCGGTTATGTCTTCCAGCGGAACAGGAGACTCTTCATTCGACTTTTTCTTTTCAGGGTAGAAGGTTTCATCTACTGTGGTATCGCCGTCTTTAATGGCCTGCCATAGCCCCACCAGGTTCTTTATTTCTTCTGCTTTAATCTGTGTTGCTTCACGTAGGCCAAGCGCTTTGAGTATGGCCTTTTCATCTACGCCGTATGACTTCATGAACTCGTCCAGCGTCTTTTTTCTTTTGGCAACCAGCTTATTTTCGTCGGACACATCGCCTATTAGCTTTTCCTGTGCTGCCTTATACCCTGCATTCCAAACAGGTTTAGGAACCACATTGAAAACGGCGTTTCGGAGAGCAATAGAGGCGCCAGCGCTACCTGTAACGGTAATCATATCCTCATTGTATCTAACCCCGTACTTATCAAGTATTTTGCGTTTTACCTCCACTCTAATGCCTACGTTGTTTTCCAAATCAATGCATGTAGCTTGGCATATGACGTGTGTTTTGTCAGCCAATCCCGCTTTAGCCTCTACCCTGAGATTTCCGTATTGCTGTATTACTATCCTTGCCAAATGAACGGAGGGGCCATTAATGGTTTTTCCTCCGCGCGGCAGAGCATATCCACATTCTTTAGCTGTTTCTTCATCCATAGAGGCGATAGCTACTATATTATCCTTACACCTGTGAATGTTTCGTGGGAATTTCTTAGCTGTTGCAATCTGCTTATCAATAAGTGCCCCTTCCTGAGCTTCTAGCGTTGATAAGTCCATGATTTCAACTTTTACGTTTTCTTCCATATCTTTGCTTTGTGTGATTGATTACTGGCTCCTGTTACAGCAGGGGCCTTTTATGTGTTCAAAAATTCTTCTGCCAGGTCTTTCGCTTCTCCATCTGGTAGGAGGGCGCTGATCTTCTTCATTACCTCGTATGCTTCCAGCAGCTTTTTGCCTTTCCAATTAATACCGGCTATGAATGCTTTCGCCAATTCGCTGCTTTTGTGAACGCAATCAACGTCTTCGACAAAGGCATCAACAGCATTGCGTATTGACTCTTCTTCTGTCTCAGGCATAACTGAACGTTTAAGCGGTAAGGAAGGTCTTGCTGCGCCGCCCCAAGCTTTTGAAGCGTTAAGGCTGGCTACTGTGATCAGCTTATTCATAACTGAATGCTAATTCGTATAGGTAAAGAAATTGACTGGCAGCATATAAACACAGTCCTTCCGATTTGAAAACAAGGCGGGAGCCGACAAGCGTATCCGCGCTACCGTAATACGTAGCGCCGAGCCGGAAGCCGGGTTGATTCATGTAGAACCAGGCATAGTATTTACGCTCGCTGGAATCATTCCAGTTAGGTTTCCATCCCTCGTTGAGTACCTGAGTAAGCAACTCTAGCTTCTCCTTGGCAATCTGATCCATACGCAGGCCAATACTGATTCGTTTATCGGTCCAGTCCTTTAAGTCGATGCCCAATTCGGAGAATATATCTTCTTCTGATGCTACTCGCTCCATGATAGATGCACTGAAGAACTGTTTTGACCAGGTAGATTCCAGAATCTCCTTTACGCCAGGTATATTAGCTTTGTGAAGCTTACGAGCGTCTGCATCAGAAAGTTGTAATGTTTTCATTTTGAATTATTGTTTATCTGTTTTTTAATGTCTTTTATCTCTTTGTCCAACTCCTTGTTTCTGAGTATTGCCAGAACAGCAAGGAATAGTGCTACAGCAGCCATACGTTTTGTTTTACGCAAGCTTTTAAAAATTGGCCCGGTGTAGAAACACAGGCCGTAAACGATTGCTTGCCATATGAAAAAAACTAAGTTTAAAAAGGCCACCCAGAACCCGCATCCATTTCCATGTCCCAATCCAACTCGTTGCTGTTGATTGCTGAGTGGGTGGCCTAAGAAGTTTACATTAAAGCCAGGGCGTAGACACGTCCCGACTAACCCTTATTGCTTAAAACCAATTAGTTTGAAGAATGGTGACCGGATCTCTGCACGGTGATAATTAAATCTTGTCTACCTATCTTAATGGTCGTTTTCTTCTGCCTGTCGCACCAGCCGCATAGCTTGATGCCTACCGTTATACCTGTCAGGAAAAGCAGAATACCTGAGCAAACCAGAATGAATATTGTTGCCTTATCCATATTACATTGTATTACGGGTGAAGTGACTCATGAGGTCATCGTGAACGTCTTTCATGATCCTGACTGTTCCGCCGGTAGCTTTCGCCAGATCCTCTTCAACGAGATCATTCATTGATTTGATGTGGCAGTAGAATCTGTGTTCGGTGCTGGCGATAGTATCAGCAAAGTACTTATCTCCGTTGTCCAGCGCTTTGAGCCCCTTCATCTGGTCGAGTATTTTCAGACCGTCGTTGAGCTTCTGCTCGTATAGTTCGATATTCATGACCTTTTATGTTTTTCCTGTAAAATGAATATGGTTGTCAGTAGTGCAAATGCACCAACCATAAGTAAGGCGTCAATCGTTTGCATATAAGTGGTATTAGTTTATCGTGGTTTGCAATTCTGAAAGTTGATTTTCAAGGTTGTTCGCTCTGTCTTCCTGTTCTTCTCCCCATTCGCGCAGCAAATGATTGCTTCTTCGTAGCTGCTCCATTTCGTCTTCCAGATCTCTGAGATACCAGATTGCATCATTTATCTCGGCATCTTTTCGGCCATCACTAGCAGCCATTAAAGCAGCCTCACAGCAGGATATAGAACTCTTGATATTTTTAATCACTGCGTCTATATCAGGACATGTATGCTTTACAGGACCTCTTGCCATTGCTATCGTTTTAGTTTATGGTTTCATCGTTCCAGGGGCCGGAGATAGTATCTTCTATCTCCGCATCCAATTGTTTACTTTGTCTGTTGAGCGCTTTCAGTGCCCAGATAAAGGCAGCGAAGCAAGCAATCCCCGCAATCATGCAGCGGTATTCGGTAGGGCTGAAGTGTATCATTGTTTATAGTTGTGTTTGGTTTAAGCGGTGAGTTCGTCGAGCTGGTTTTGCAGATCCCTTTTCCGTTGGGCATAGAAATCCCAATTACGCGACTTCTTTGCGTGCCTCATTGTTTGCCATCCGTCAGCCATAACCGTAGTTCTGTTCTTTTCAAGCTGTGCTTCTACTTTCGACAGCTCTTTTTTAACCGATTCGATTTGTTGCTCTTTCGTCATGACTGGTGGTTTAAGCTGCTGTTTGGGTATTGGTAGAGACAGGCGCATCTTCCGTTAACTCAGTAGGGCGTATACCTATCTTTTTGGAAATCAGAACGACTACACCATGCTCTGTAAGTCGGCGGCTATTCTTGTTCAAGGCAGAAATTAAGCTGCCTGGCTTTACTTCTAATTCCGCGCACACCTGAGCAAATAATTCAGGGTCATTCTGTATAGCCTCCCGGGCGTCTTTTGTTAATTGCTTTGCCATTTGATATATATTTGCGCTGTATCGTTTTGATATATCAAAGATAAGGTTGTTTTTTCCATACTTCAAAGTGTTTTGTATGGAAAATGCAATATTTAGAAGTTGTTTAAAACAAACCGCCTTTAATTAGATGGATTCTAAAAAGGAGCTGATTGATCTGATAAATTCTATCAAAACAGCAACAGGTATAACCCAGAAAGATATAAGCGTAGCTGCTGGCTACACCGAAAAGTACTTGTCCGAAGTGATAAGCAAGGATGCCGTTACCAGGAAAGTCATAAATAATGTAAGGCGAACATTTCCTGTCGGTACGGAAAAAACAACCATTAAGGCAGTAAAGAGCCCGTTCCCTGATGATGGACTTATGGAAGAGCGCGCAATGATCCGTGTTCTGGCCAGGGAAGTGGCAGAACTGCGGGTTTTGATCGATAAAAAGGGGAATGCTGACGATATTACAATGGAGTATGCGAAGCGAGCCAAAGCAGTTTTAGATGCGATGAAGGCTTTTTAATTGGTTTTTTCTTGCCCCTTTTTGGGCGTTTTTTAGCCTGTTTAGTCATAGCGAGCGTTTTTAATCGAAGATGCAATGCTTTCAGTGGGTTAAAATGCTGAGGGATAATGAATTTATAAAAAAGCGGTGTAACGCCAAATTAAAATCGGGTAAAATATTACTCATTAATCATTAAAATCGGTAGACTTATCACGAAATACTTAAAAGTAGGTATATGAGAATAGTTGCTTTATTGTTATTTATAATCCCGATAACCCTTTCAGCTCAGAAAACCGGCATATTGCCTTACCAGGGATACAAGGTCGTTTATATGGACACGGTGCCGCTAAAGAATGGTAATTTCCAGATGACCGCCAAGGTGGGCCTGAATAAGTATGTTTCTGTTTATAACTCAACTATTTTTCAACAGGTAAACAAGATTGGTGACGTTATATCTTATGAGGACAGCGCCATGGTCGTGGCGAATGTTCGGTTTAATGTTTCGCAGATGTTTGCCAATTCGCTGACGGATGGGACGGTTACGGTCACGCGCCAAGGAGATAGGGCAATCGTTACGCTGACCGACTTGGTGATTACTAAATCTGCCGATGTGGTTGCCGGTGCGCAAGCTGGTAATAATCCAGTAGAGAACATTGATAATGCCAAATTCAAAGGTTACCTGCGAAAGCTGCACAGTCAAATACGTATTCTTTTTCAATCATTTAGATAATATGAAGACTATTCTGTGCCTTCTTTTACTTGCACCCATAGCACTATTTGCGCAATCAGATAGCATTCCATTTAAAAAGTGCAATACTATAACAGTTGAGTTCAATGGATCAGCAGATTCCGTATTTAGGGCTGTTGGTGCCAATTTATTGGATCACGGTTATTTAATCGAAAAGAAGGATTCGGAGCTATTCACCATTCTAACAGAAGAAAAGCGGGCGTCGGGAATAATGGCCTGGTACAAGGTAGCAGTTAGGATTGTGGGCAACAAGGCGATTTTTACCGGCTTACTCCGGCTTCAAGGTTTTGAAGGGTGGGATAAGGTTCGCTATCAGGGCAGCGGGAAAAGCGCATTTATGCAGTCATGGGCGGCTATGGAGGGGCTGTCCGCTAGTGTTAATGGGTCAAAAATATATACCATTCAATAATCAAAAAAACAAAAATGAAACGATTACTACTTGCTGCCGCTTTGGCAACTGCTTTAATTTCATCCTGTACAGCTAAAGATGACAAAGACGGAACATGTACCGGTTCGACTCCATGTACCGCCTGCCGGAACTGTAGTTCATGCAAACACTGTCATCAGAACGGCGGAAAGTGTGGTGTTTGCCGATAGGTCCTTAAAATCCAATATCCTTACCAGCATATGCCCCCCAAACTTCTCCCCCATAACAAAAGAATACTGGAAGTACTGGAAGAATACCAGTTAAAGGAAGGAATAAGCAATTCCGAAGCAATGAGGCGTATTGGTTTCAATTCCCGAAATACCAGCAAGCTGAAAAGGGGGGAGAGCGGGTTTACTATTCCCCAACTGGTAAGTATCTGCCAGCTATCCGGAGTTTCCGCTAATTGGATATTGGGCCTGTCAAGTACAAAGTATTCATCCCCGCAAAATGAGCTACAGTCACTCGATCTTATCTCCGTTTTAGAGCTTACTATCCAGGAACTGAAAGCCCGGAAATAATTTTTTTGCCCTGATGGTAGTATTTTTTATTACTTTGTAGTATATATTACTACATGGCGGGAAGGCCGAAAAATATCGAAACGCCGGAAATACTCTGGAATCTCTTTGTTGCATACCGCGACTGGATTAAGCTTCACCCTATTTTAAAGCATGACTTCGTAGGTAAAGATGCCAACGAAGTAGAGCGCCGCCTCGAGCGGCCTTTGACATTTGTAGGCTTCGAGTCATTCCTTGATGAACAGGGAGTTATTGCAGAATTGAAGGATTACGAGGCCAATAAAGAACAGCGATACACAGAATTCGCCCCCATCATTGCGCGCATTAAGCGGTGCATTGAGACAGATCAGTTTGAAGGCGCTTCCGTCGGTATCTACCAGCACAATATTATCGCCCGCAAATTGGGCCTTGTGGACAAGGTGGAGAGCAAATCAGACGTGAAGGTGACGAACCATGTGGATCTTGACACGGTATCCACCGAGGATCTGGCCCATCTGGAAAGGATATTGAAAGCCCAAAAATCAAATGAGCCTCAGTGAAGCAATCAGCAAAATACGGTTGTCTGAACTCCGCACCGAGCTTTTTAAGCGTCGGAATTTTGATTTTATCACACATCATAATGGGCATTATCACAGTATACAGGACGAATGTTTACGCATTCTCACCGATGACACAACGCGGGAATGTGCCTACGGTGGTGCTGCAGGCGGCGCAAAGAGCTGGACGGGCTGCGGCTGGCTGGCCTATATGTGTGAAGCTTTCCCTGGCACCAGGTGGTTTATTGGCCGGGAAGAGCTAAAAAGGCTACGGGAATCGACCTTTCAGACCTTTATCAAGGTTTGTAAGGCTTACGGAATAGAAGGGTGGAGGTATAACGGGCAGGACCATTTTATCCAGTTTACGAATGGGAGCCGGATAGACCTGCTGGATCTGAAGTATTTGCCCAGCGATCCGCTGTATGAGCGTTATGGTTCGATAGAATACACCGGCGGCTGGATAGAGGAAGGGGGAGAAGTAAATTTCGGCGCTTATGATACGCTTAGGACCAGGATAGGCAGGCATTTGAATGATAAATACGGCATCATTCCAAAGCTCTTTGTAACACTTAACCCGAAAAAGAACTGGTGTCACACTACGTTCTGGAAGCCGTTTAAAACAGGTGCGTTGCCGGCACACGTGAAGTTCCTGCAGGCGCTGGTAACAGATAATCCGTTTATCGACAGTGTGTATATCGAACAGCTGCATGCGATCAAGGACAAGACGAAGAAGCAACGGTTACTGTTTGGAAACTTCGATTATGACGATGACGATAACGCCCTGATGGATTACGATACCATCACCAACCTATTCACAAACGAATATGTTGCCGGTGGGACAAAGTACATCACAGCGGATATAGCCCGGTTTGGTCGGGATAATTCGGTTATTATGCTTTGGTCAGGGTTCAGGGTTGAAAGCGTTCATGTGCTGAGGGGCAAAAGCACTACCGAGGTGTCATCCTTCATTAAGCACTTGGCGGGGAAGAATAAGATCGGAATGTCGAATGTGATTGTCGATGAGGATGGTGTAGGTGGTGGTGTGGTTGACCAATTGAATTGTAAGGGATTCGTGAATAACGGCAAGCCAATGCCCAACCCTAAGAGCAAGACCGACGAGAACTATAAGAACCTGAAAACGCAGTGTTATTACATGCTTTCAGAAGTGGTAAACACCGGCGAAATGTATGTCCACTGCGAAAATGAAGAGATTAAAGAGGCGCTGGTCGAAGAACTGGAACAGGTGAAGAAAAAGAACGCAGATAGTGATGGAAAGCTGGAAATAGTGCCCAAAGATGAGGTTAAGGAGCTTTTAGGGCGATCGCCAGACTATTCTGATACACTGATGATGCGAATGTACTTTGAATTAAGCCCCGTGCAGATGTGGGCAGTAGCATAAATGCAAACCAATGGCAAAAATATTCGGTTTTGAGATAACAAAGGCCCGACAAGCGGAGCAAAGGATCGAAGAAGCAAAGGAGTTGATCCGGTCCGAAATGCAGGCTCAGCTGTCAGGTATATTCCTCAATAGCAACCTGCCACAAGTGCTTGTGCCCAATTTTACCAAGGGCAAGCCGGGCAGCCAGGTTTATGCCACCAATAGTGACCTATATTCCATTGTGCGATTGATAGATAAAACGGCAGCTATGGTACAGCTGTGGTCGTACGTTAAGAAGGATGAAAAGGAGTATCAGAAGTATGCCGATATGCGCAACAAGAAGGATTATACACCGGAAGGCATGTATAACCTCAAACGGCAGCAGGAAAAAGCGCTTGAGATAGCGGGCGACAACGATGAGTTGCAGATGAAGCTTGACCGACCAAACGAAACACAGAGTCGCCAAGAGTATTACGAGGCCGTGTATGGTAACCGGTTAATATCTGGTAACTCATTCATTTACACGCCGCGCCTTGATTTGGGGGCAAATGCTGGCAAAATACAAGGGTTTTACCCTATGCCCACCGAATACACTTTCATCATTGCGAGTCAAGGATTTCCCGCCTTTGTGTTGGGCTACGAGATGCTTATGAATGGGGTTAAGCTTCTGGAAACGACCGAGGTTTTGCACATGAGGTATTGGAATCCTCGTTTTAATACATCAGGGTCGCAGCTTTATGGTCTTTCGCCTGTTGAGGTGGCTTTGAAGATAACCGAGAGATCAAGCGCCGCTAAAGACGCCAGCGTGGCACAGTATCAAAACGGCGGTCCATCCTGGATATTGTCGAATAAGGATATTTCGGCGGACAATTCAAGTGTCAGTCAGATAACCAAAGTAAAGGAGAGGCACGAAAAAGAGTATGCGGGACCTGAGAATAGAGGTAAAGGGATGTTTATGTCTGGCGATACACAGTTTCATCAAACCGGCATTTCTCCGGTTGACCTCAACCAGATTGAGGGTGAAAAGCTTACCATGGATCAGCTGTGTAACATTTACGGCGTGGACTCGGTTTTGCTCAATAATCATGAGGCGGGCACAGATAACAACGTGGGCCACATGATTAAGCGCCTATACACTAATGCAGTACTTCCAGAGGTGTACGCTTACCGCGACCTACTCAATACTCATGTGGCGCCTACATTCTCAACAAAAGGCAGGAAACTGGTGGTTGACTGCGATATAACCGGCATAAGCGAGCTGCAGCCAGACATGAAAACAACAGCTGAATGGCTTGCTGCTTCCTGGTGGATTTCCCCCAACGAAAAGCGTGAGGTGCAGAAGTTTGAGAAACGTACAGAGCCCGAAATGGACGAACCATGGGTGCCCAATACTTACGCGCCACTCTCACAGGCTACCATCGTAGTAGATCCTTTGGTAACCGATCCAAACAATCCACAGCCATGACCCTGGAAGAAATAGCAGAAAAGGCTATCCCCTTCGCAAAGAAGGAATGCGAGATAGGAAAGGGGATAAAGCTGAAGGCCCGAAAGCAACTCATTGATCGCATAAAAGCATGGTATCAGGAGCAAATGACGCCAACAATAGTGCAACATGACCAAACATGACCAAAATAAACGCTGGCGTCAATTCCACATCTTCCAGGCTCAAATGGAAACGAAATGGCGCGGGCCGATGCGCAAAGCCCTGCTTGCTCAGATCCAGCAGTTTATCGACTATGCTGCAATACATACCTTTCCCTTTGCGGTTGCTCACATTGACCAGGTGATCACTATAGAGCCCATTATGAAGGTGCTAAAGCCGCTCTATCGGGATGCCGGCGGTAGGTGGGGTATGATGACCTATCGCGAGTTGAACCAGCTCAAGCGAATGAGCAATATTAATAGCGAGCTGCTGGATTACATTGACCAGTATTTTGAGTTAAATATCCTGAACAAGTCGGCGCTGCCTATAACATCAACCCTGCGCAATTGGGTGCGTGAGCAGATAACGGAGGGATTGGCGGAAGGTAAAAGCTTCGAGCAAATAGCGAATGATATGGTCGGGTCTGATTTCACCAAAAACAAGGCGCTCGTTATTACCCGCACCGAAACAGTACGCGCCTCCAATGCAGGAGCTATAGAAGGAGCCAGAAAGACCGGATTAGCAATGCGTAAGGTGTGGATATCAGCCAAAGACAACCGTACCCGGCGCGATCACTTGCTGGCAGATGGCCAAACGGTTGGATTCGATGACTCTTTCCAGGTTGGAGGTTTCCCTATGAAACAACCCGGCGATCCTAATGGGCCAGCGAAAGAAACGATCAACTGCCGCTGTACTGTCGGAATGGAAGCTATAAGGGATGCAAGGGGTAGGCTTATACGGCAACCATAGACCTGTCAAACTTTTCGTAAGTATATTGAAAGGGTTCATATTCGTCACAATGTGGGCAATATTGATAATCATCGTCAATGCCTTGCCTTTCTGGTATCTGACTTAACAAAGTTTCCTTTCCACAGCTGCTGCATGGTATAGATGGGTCTTCGTATCTGTACGAGTATTCTGGTATTGGAGTGTGATCGAAACGTATTCTTTCCGTAGTGAATGCTATTTCAGCCCCATCTATGCCATCAAAGATCTGCGCAGCCTCTGGGCCCTCTATTACGCCAGATGCGTATATTACCTTTCCATCCTCATCTGCTTGCCACTCGGTTACTATAATACCATCCGGGCATTCAATACCATATTCAGTCCTTACCGGCTTTAAGAGCCAATCCGGAATAGATTTACTCAAACTGAACCGCCCGGTTGTGAGTCCTGGCATGCAGGTGGTTTCCATTCCCGCGTTTTCATTACGCTTTATGGTGCTACGGTCTATTTTAATGATGGTCATACTTACAATTTTACGGTTAATTCCTCGCCCGTCAAAGCGAAATATAGGTTTTGAAGCTGGTGTAAGCTTACCACATTGAGGGTATGATCTACATAATGGAACTGGAATAAATTACCCACCTCTATTATCCTAATCTTATGTATCGGCTCTACCCAAATGATGTAGTTAAGTACTCCGTTAAACCCTCCGGCCCGCTTCTCAAACCCGCAATTTTTCAGTATCTCAATATTTAATTCAATTCCATGAAATAATGGCGCAGATCCTTCCCATAATAGCGCTATTGTTCGCGGGTCGACCCGAAAAGGCTTTCCATTTGATTCAGCAATCCAGTTGCCTATTCTTACTTCGTTGTCTTTCATTTTGTGAATTTATGAAGCTTAATTAAAGCGGAAATGGTTGCTAAAAAATATTCCAATTCAGCCCTGCTTTTGTTTTTCCCGGTGAATAAGTGTTTCCAGCATATTGGTGTAGCTGCGATTCTCTTTCGCTGCCAGCTCACGCAGTGTTTTCTTAGCCTCTTCTGACAGGCAGAAGTTGCTGCCTTTCTTTTTCTCTTTTGCCATTGTATAACAGTTAAAGTGTAGTTGTATAACCCTTATACAATAATACTACAATTTTTGGAAATAGTAGTATAAAATATTACTGTGTAGTAAATAATACTACACTTTTGTTCCTGTGAAAGCTATCTACAGCATACCGCAGGAACTAAAAGCCTCCATTAAAGATGTTGATGGAAAGAAAGGGATTGTCACCGGGTATTTTGCCAGCTTCAACAATGTAGATAGCGACGGGGATATTATCATACCAGGAGCATTTCTTAAGAGCATTGCGGAAAGCGGGCCCAATAGCGCCAAGCCTCGTGTAAAGCACCTTTTAAACCACGATGTACGTCAACCGCTGGGAGAAATACAGGTATTGAAGGAAGATTTAAAAGGGCTGTACTATGAAAGCCAAACAGGTTCTCATAATCTGGGAGTTGACTTCGTGAAGATGGTGGATAGCGGATTGATAACCGAACACTCCATTGGATACGAAACAATGAAATGGCGCAACCACGACACCGCTACCTATAGCATGTACGGTAAAGATTACCCTGTACGTGAATTACAGGAGTTAAAGCTATGGGAAGGCAGCAGCTTAACGGCATGGGGCGCTAATAGCGAAACCCCATTAACAGGCCTTAAATCAATGACCAACGAGCAGATACTAGCTCGTATTCCATTACTCAAATCAGCTATCAAGAATGGCACTTTCACCGATGCCACTTTCGATATACTCATTGCGGAGTTATCCGCTATTGAACAGGCGTATAAGGCACTTACTGAAACCACTCAGCCGGGCGGCAATGACCGCACCACTGAGCCGAGCGGAAGTGAATTGATAGACGCTATCAAATCATTCTCCATACAACTTAATTAACCACAATGGATAAGAAAGAACTCGAATTGGCACTAGCAGACCTCAAAAGCAAATTAGAGGAATCTATGAGCGCCAAGATGAAAGCCGAAGTTGAAGCGCAAATCAAAGCACTGGATACACAACTGAAAGCTTTGGAAAAAGCCGGTACTGATATCAAGGAGCTGAAAGACACCCTTGATGAAATCAAAGAGGCCAACAAAAAGAATCAAGAGGGCATGGATAAGGTGTTCCTGTTGATCAAAAACGGCAGTTTACAAGCCGAACAAAAGTCTTTCGTGGAAACACTGGAAGATTCCATCCGTGGAAAGAGCGCAGACCTGGAAGGCATGAAAGATAATATGAAAGGCAATGCTGCCTTGACTATTAAGGCTTTCAATGCAAAGGCGGCCGGCACGATGACCATCAACAATAACTACAGTGGTGGCACATATGGTTTGACTACCTGGGACCCTCAGTTTGCACGCATCGTAAGGCGTCAGCCTTTTATGCGCCAATTGGTAAGCGTTCGTCCTACTACTTCTAAGTATGTGGCATGGGCCGAACAGGCTAATCCTGATGGTGGCGCGGGCATGACTGCGGAAGGTGCAGTAAAAAGCCAGGCAGACTTCGACATTGTTGAACGTACTGCAGAAGTTAAAAAGGTTACTGCTTATATCAAGACCTCCAAAGAAGCCCTGGCAGACATTGGCTATTTGGCCTCTGAGATCAACCAGGAATTGATTGAGCTGGTAAACCTGAAACTGGACGAACAGCTGTTGAGCGGCGATGGCACGGGCAACAACCTGAAGGGCATCCTTTCTTATGCGCCAACATTCAGCGTTACGGGTACTCCGTTGGCAAATGGTGTTCCTGATGCCAACGTATACGACGTTATCCGTGCCGCTGCATGGCAAGTGGTAAACAACCAGTTCATGCCAAATTATTTCGTGATCAATCCTATTCAGGCGGCTATCATGGACCTGACCAAGGACAACGAAGGTCGCTATGTGATACCTCCGTTCACCACGCCTGATGGTCGCAGGATAGCCGGCATGGTGGGTGTTGAAAACACTGGCGTTGCTCAGGATGCGTTCCTGATCGGCGACTTCGCCAAAGATATTCTGGCTATGCGTGAAGAACTGAACATCTCTATCGGTTACGAAAACGATGACTTTACCAAAAACCTGATCACTATCCTGGCAGAAGCCCGGGCAGCCAACTATGTGAAAACAAACTACCTGAACGCCTTTGTTCAGGGTACGTTCACAGCGGCTAAAGCAGCACTGGCAGCAGCATAACGAAAACAGCCCCGGTTACGGCCGGGGTTTATATAATTCACCGTTCAACTCATTACAATGAAAAGGTTCATTACCTGTTTGTTACTTTCTTTCCTGGTTATTGCCGCCGCACAAGCGCAGAGTAACCTGACCACTTCGACTTACGGCAACACTCGTGATACCGTAACCAATACTGCGGTAAAGGTGTGGAGTAAACAGCTACCCGGCTTCAGCATTCAAACCTTCACGTTTGATGTTACAAAGATATCCGGCACCGTAGCAGGAAACGTAATACCTGTTGGCAGCCTTGATGGGGTAAACTATTACAACATATCTACTGATACTCTGAAGTTGACCGACGTAGCAGCCCAGGGCAAAGCGTGGAGTATTACCAATACCAAGTTCCTGTATTATGGCGTGCGATGGACCGGTTCGGGTACATCCTCTGCATCTGGTGCAGGAAAGATAGTGGGAGGCAATTAAAGCAATTGTTATGGCAAAAGTTATTGTACTGAAAGACTTCACGGACCGGCTGAATAAGAAAAGGCATTTGGTTGACTCTGAAATAGAGGTGACCGATGACCGGGCTTTGGAGCTGGAGGAAAAGGGCTTTGTTTCTTTAGGCGAAAAGTCAGAGAAAAATCCGGTTAAAGAAAAAGCAGAACACAAACCAGCAAAAGAGAAGGCAGAAAAATAATGGCATACAACGGCGTCATAGATGTGCAAGCTGCAGCAGTAGATACTGAACCGGTTACGCTGGACGAAGTGAAGCTGTACTGCATTATTGACACAGACCAGGATGACGATGTGCTGACAGATATGATAAAGGCAGCCAGGGATATACTGGAAAAGTACCTCAATGTGTCTTTTGTGAGCCGGCAAATCACGGCTTTAGTAAATAACTCCTGCGGTGGTCAAGAACTGCCAATGGGGCCAATTACCGGCGCTATTGTTTACACAAACAAGGCCGGAGATATCCTGACAGGTGTTGACGTGATTGGCGATCAGTATGTGAGTGTTGAATGTCCTACACTGAACTACATAAAGGCTGTTTATACCGGTGGTTATGCTGCTGAAGAACTGCCATCATCCTTAAAAATGGCTATCAAAGCGCAGGTACTATTCATGTATGAGCATAAGGGCGACGAAGCCGATGCGATATATGGTCAGATAGCGCCAGAGGCAAAGCAGTTAAGTGTAAGATATCGAAGAGTCTTTAACGAGTTTTTTATATGAGTATCGGCAAAATGCAACGACCGATAAAGGTCAAATCAACCTTACCCGGTGTGAGGGACGAGGCCGGAGGCACTAGCAATGGAGCCGAAATAGTGGTCTTTGAAACGCGGGCTGATGTTGAACAGAAATCTTCTGCCTGGAAGCAGTTGCAGGGTATTCAAGTCCTCGGCAATGTGTATGTGATGAAGATTCGGTATTCCTCTGAAAGGAATATCAATACGACCAACATCATTGAATACGAGGGAAAAAACCTGGGAGTGCATGGTTACAACGAAAAGACTGAACGCCGTAAAAGGTTTATTGAGATCACCGCTTACGAGCAATCACTCGGCGGCGCTGGTGATGGTGGATCGGGTGGTGGAGGAAACTATAACCCCGATGGAAGCTACAAGTGGGAGAAAGGGACTGCACTGGAAGAGGTGCCAGCTGGCTACACAAAAATGTATCAATTCTCCTATTCCTCTTTCGGCGCACAGGGCATAACCTGGGAAGCATTAAACGGATCGGTGATTGACTGGGGTGATGATACGGGGATATGGCAATATCCTGATGGGGTAAGCCCATTGAAGCCCTATAGCATCCCTTCGGGGGATATTAAGGTTTACCATAACGATACACCCACAGAACTGGTGTTGCAGAGCAGAAATGGTAATGGCATATGTACAGCAGTTACGGGCGATATACCAATAGGCTTACGGAAGATGCTGATTGCGGATAAGTTGCCAACGTTTCCGACTTACCCTTCGACGCTCTTAACCGTTGGCGTAGGGGCTACAGAAATACCTGCTGCGGAATTAACTGAAATGGTTGATGTGTTGATTGCTGCGGGTTTAACCGGTGGTCGTTGCGAAATACTCGTGACAATCAATGGCGAAAGGCAGTATGTGGCGACCGAAAAACTAAATGTATTGCGTGGCAGACAGTGGGATGTGATTGAATGGCGCGATGTACCAGGCGATACGGGACCAGCATAATGGGTAGTTCTTTTTCATACAAGATAGAGGGCTTAAATGAGCTGTCAGGTAAACTAAAGAGTTTCAGCCAAGGTGTGAAAGATGGTATTGAAGATGAACTTAATAAAGCAGCAGAAGATATTGTCACACTTGCAAAGCAAAAAGCTCCGGTTAATGATGGGCTATTGCAGAATGGGATAAGTGCAGAAGGAACTGATTTGAAAAGAAAGGTGAATGTACTTCCTAAGTATGCCCCCTACATAGAGTTTGGAACCGGCAGCAAAGTAAGCATACCGGCAGAATGGTCGCAATATGCGGCCCAATTCAAAGGTAAGTCGGGCGGCACTTGGGATGAATTTATAAAGTCTTTGACAGCGTGGGTGCATAAGAAAGGATTGGCGGGCACATATAGCGTAAAGACTCGGAAAAGAACAGGGAAGAAGAGTCTGCAAGAGAATCAGGATCGGGAGGTAGCGTATTTAATTGCTAGATCCATATTGGCTAAGGGTATTAAGCCGCACCCATTCTTATATCCTGCATTCAAAGAAGGAACAAAAGATCTTTTGGATAGAATAAAGTTCGTTATCGAAGATGAAGGAAACAAGCTATGATATCAGAAAGGCTTACATATCTCTACTTGATGGTAGTCTGAATTATAAGGGCATTTCCGTCAAAGTATATAATCAGTGGGTGTCGGTTGGTGAAACGCCACAGTATTACGTTTTGGTGAGCAATCAGCAGGTAACAGGTACAAACACAAAGCAATCCTTCAATACAGATAGCTCTATTCAATTATCAATCATCAGTAAAGAACTTGGTGACAATAGTGGACAAGCAAACGACATGATAGCTTCCCAGATATTGGCTAAGATTTATCCATCTACCGTGGGAAGCGAGATAGAGAGTCAGAATTTCCAAGTAGTCAGCACTGAATTGATTAATGACATAACGCTCGAATCATTTGATGATGGAATGATGAGAGTTATACAACGTATAATAACATTTCAACATAAAACTACTCAAATAGTATAATCATGGCAGAACATTACGCATCCGCAAACTCACGGGTTATCGTCATTGGTGACGGTGATACTCCGGAAGTATTCAACGCTGTTGTCTGCTTGACAGATAACTCTTTTGACCTGGCCATTAACAACATTACGACCGAAACAAAATGCGGTACGATCAATGAGGCGGGCACTATATCTACAACGCTGGCCTTATCTGGCGTTTTGGTGTTAGATCCTGACGATGACAAGGTAAGCGCTAGTGCCTTATTCGATTTGGCAAGTACTGGTGCGTCATTCAATTTCAAGTACGGGCCCATCACGCCAGTCACAGGCGATATCGTTTATTCTGGCCGTGGCTTTCTTACAGCCTATGGTGAAGCAGACAGCGTGAACACCAATTCCACCTTTACTGGTGCTATTCAGGTAAACGCGGATGGTTTAACGAAAACAGTAACCGCATAATATGAACGGACAATTTACTATCACTGCTGCAGATGTTCAAATTCCCCTACGCTTATGTACATGGTCATTAAAGCGTTTCTGCGCTCTGGAAGGCTGCGAGTTTACCGAAATGTTTACCCGCCTTCAGAAGCTAAGCCTTGACTCGGTGATCAACTTGCTGCGTGCTGCTGCCGAATACGACTATGTGAAGAAAGGAGAAGAAAGGCAATTCACTGATCTGGAAATATGCGATTGGATTGATGAGTCGGGTGGACTTGAAGCCTTAGCGCAAAAGATGGCGGAAGAACTTAATGCCTCCATAGAGGTTACCGGCCTGAAAGAGAAAAAAAAAGTGACAAGGAAATCACCTGGGGCGAAATAGAGCTATTCGCAATTGGTGAAATGGACCTGGACCCGCAGGCTTTCTGGCACCTAACCTTAGCGGATTATACGCGCAAGTGCGAAGGCTATGGTAAGCGGCAATTAAATCAGTGGCATCACACGCGAACCGTCGCATTTACCATTTACCGGGTCATGGGAGGCAAGGATTCCTTACAACGGTTCATGCCATTGGAGGATGATACTAAAGGGGCAGATGAGGCAAAAATAGCCCTGGTAAGGGAAAACATTAAGAAGATAAAAGACATTTATAATGGCCGAAGTAGCAGGACTTAGCATAACGTTAGATGCCAATGTGGCTCCGGCTGAATCGGCACTGCAAAACTTCGCCAACACTGTTGCAAAGATATTCGGTGGCGTTGATGCGTCGCTTTCTTCTGTTGCGGCTACTTTCAATAACGCTACGGGTAAAATATCCGAATCTGCAACAGCATCAGCAGGCAGCATAACCGGTATGTCGGCATCGCTGGAGACCATAGAGAAAGATGTAGCTGCATCTGCCAATACTATTGATTCAAAACTCAATCCTGCATTAGAAAGCACTCAGAAAGAAGCCCTGCAAACCGGCACAGCGTTAGATACGCTTGCTAAAAAGGTAAAGGACTCTACTGCCGAAGCTGCGGCAGGGACAAAAATGTTTGTCAACAATGTAGGTAAACTTACCGCTGGTAGCAAAGAGGCCGGATTTGCACTGCAAAGTGTTGGACGTGTTATTTCAGATCTTCCCTTCGGACCGGGCGGCATAGCGAATAACCTGGAAGTACTACCAACCGCTTTCCGCGCTGTATCTGCTGCGGCAAAAGAGTCTGGACAATCCATAGGCTCCATATTATTAAAGTCACTAACAGGCCCCGGAGGCCTTATATTAGCCTTCTCTGCTGTCTCTGCTGGCCTTTCTATCGCAACCTTCGGGCTAAGCGCCTGGACACGTCTTTTTGGAGGCAATAAAAAAGCAGTAGATGACTCTACCGAGGCACTCAAGAAATACCGGGAGAAACTTGACGATATAGATACAAGCGAGCGCAGGAGTGCGCAAACGGAAATAGCTAGGTTGAACGTATTGACCACTATAGCACAAGATGCTACGGCAACCTATGCAACACGCAAAAGGGCCGTTGAAGACTTGCAGAAAGCCTATCCAAGTTACTTTGGCAATCTTACTACTGAGAGTGCCCTTAATGCTGACCTGACTAAGAATATTAATGAGGTAACGCAGGCTCTGCTGAATAGAGCAGCAGCCCAGGCAGCAGAAAAGAAGTTTGCCGAAGCATCAGAAAGGGTTTATGATTTACAATTGAAACAGCGAGAGGCATTAAAGCAATCGAATGCTGCAGCTGAAAATCTTGACAAGACCTACAAAAGGGTAAATTCAAGTGCTGCCTTAGCAGCAAAGGAAAGCACCGCCGCTGTTCTTCAAAATGCGGCCACCAACGCGAATGCAGCTAAGAAGTCTCTGGATAATGTAGGCAAAGCTTTGGATGAAGCAAGGAAAGAACAACTTGGGTTTCTAAATGATGCGCGAGAAAGCGCAAAGGCTGCAGGAGATGGGTTTTTCAAACCGCCGCCTAAGGACAACAAAAAAAGCCCAGAAGAATTACGAATTGAACGGATAAAAGCGGCTTTGAAGGATTTAGGTAATGAGCGAGAGACTATTGCAAACAATCCAATAACAGGGCCGCTGGAAAAGGTCGATGAAGAAATAAAGGCTATTTTATCCACGGTAGATAAGCTTATAAAACTAGATGTCTCCCCGCAAGATCAGCTTGTTACTAAATTAATAGGCGATGTTCGTCAGTTAAATACGAGAAAGTTAGCTGTTGAATTACAACAGGCTATTGAGGATGCTACTAGAATTTCTACCCCTAGCACTGAAGGGTTAAAGGTTAAGGTAACTCCCGAATTGGATAAAAAGGCTGCTGAACATGTTCAGGAACAAGTTAATCGTGGGAACTTATTCAGTACAGCTAATCGTCTTAAAATACCGGTTACGTTTGAAATGGACAATGCACAACTGCAAGCGGCCATTAACGAAAAGATCAAGTATTTTGAATATGTAGGCACGTCAATAAGCAATATCCTTACAACTCCAATAGAGTCTTTCTTTGATGCACTTACCAGCGGAAGCGGTAACGCATTGGCTGCGTTTGGAAATGCTCTAAAAAGTATAATCACGAGATTAGTTGCTACAGCGGCAGCTGCTGCTGCTACAGCGGCAATATTGTCTTTGATCCCTGGATTTAGCCTGTTGTCATCCACCGGAGCCGCCGTTAGCGGTTTTCAGGGTTTATTTTCTCTTTTGTCTGGCATACCAAAGTTTGCTAATGGGGCAATTGTTTCAGGTCCGACACTGGCTATGGTTGGTGAATATGGGGGCGCTAAAAATAATCCGGAAGTAATAGCTCCATTGAATAAGCTTCAGAGTTTAATGGGTAATTCCGGAAATGGATCAGTCGATGTTACCGGCGAGTTTGTAATCAGAGGAACCGACTTAGTCTACGTAATAAATCAAGCAAATAAATTCCTTGGCAGATAATGGCATTCGTACCACGATATAGAATGATGTTTAATGACCAGCGGGGAGCCACTTGGATAGTAACCTTACTGCTAGATAATTATTCTGGCGCTCTGATGGAGCTTCAAGGCGGCCCATCTCCGCTAAAGATTCGATATGATGGTGATGAAGATAACATTTTCGATACCGTACGGAAGTCTAAAGCTATTCTTCAAATATTCATTAGATCTACCGACCAGCAAATATTCGCAGACACCGAAGCAATCACAGACAAGACCTTTTTTGTACTAATAGAATGCCCTTCTGTTTCTTTTAAATGGGAGGGGTGGTTAATACCAGACGAACGGCAAAAGAAACTGCAGCTTGATGGCTATTATCTAACGTTGACAGCTGTAGATCTGTTTAGTCAGACAAAGGGTAATTACTTTCAAAATGCGGACGGCAACCTTATACAGGATCAAATCAGGCTATTGGATGCCTTGTTTGATTCGGTACGTGCGTCACTTGTAGATGATACTTATTGGAAATACAAGATAGAACATGTAATAAGTTATTATGGAGCTGACATTTCAGACTCGAACGTAAATGGACATATACTTTATCAGGCCGGAATATGGGCAGATGTGTTTTTAGATTCAAATGCCAGACCTATCAAGTGCGATCAGGTTATCGGCCGGATTATGGTGTCTATGGGTATGTATGCCTTCTACAGTAATGGTTTTATAAACTTTAGATCGCCTATTGCTTTGGTTAATGACTCAATCCGTATACACTACAAAGACGGATTAGAAGGAGTTACATATTCTCCAATAACAGAAGAGGTAAATACAAAGTCATTCAACGATGGCGGAACTTTTTTGCTAAACAACTCTGAAACTATTACAAGTGAACGGGCCAATAAGGAGGTAAGTATTCAGTTCGCATACGCGGATATTATTTCTCTGCTTAAAAACAGCAATTTCATTGACTACGATAGTCTTACCAATACATTTCCAAATTGGAGCTTTAATATTTATTCAGCGCACCCTAACGGAACAGATTTTAGAACAACTATTGCAAGAGGTGGCAGCACAAGGCGTAGCAACCCTTTCGTTATTCGCATGTCTAACTGGTGGGATGCGTTGCAGGCAAAAAGCGTTCAGGGAATGGAGGCGGTGGCATTCCGTAAAGTGAAAAAGGGTGAAAGAATTAAGTTTTCAATCCGTTTTAAATATCAGGACTACAAAAGCTTACCTGGATTCCCTTCTGATAAAGTTGTTACACTTTTGAATGACATTAGAATAGTGGGAGATAGCCAGACGTATGGCTACCAGGGAATAGATGGTGATGATCGGTGGCTTATAGCAAGCTCAGAAGTACCTGCTTCTTTTGAAATAGAAGTTCGATCTACCAAAGAGTTTCAGACATACTCAATTACTACGGCAGCTGTACCCATTTCTGGTGACATTCACATAAGGCTTTTCCCTATACATATTTCAAACATACCTGACCCATTTTTTAGTCAGCTAATGAAACAGGTAGACTATCAGGCAGTGAATGTCGGTA